ACAGCCTTTTAAAAGTTATAGGCAGAAAGGACATTTCTATGGCAGTTACAGGCAAGATTGACCGTAAATATATGGCTCATTACATTGACGCAGGTTCCCTCTGCGGAGGGCTGACGCCGAAATATGAGCGTCTTGGAAAGGATCTGGAAGAGTACAACATCGAACTCAATCCAGATACTGAAACATCTAAAAACATTCTTGGAGAATCCACGTTTAAGCATAATGGCTATGAGGTATCTTCTGATGCTGATCCGTTCTATGCGGATACCACATCTGATTTGTTCGGAGCATTACAGAAGATTGTAGATGGACGTCTCAAAGACGATAACCTCAAAACAAAAGCAGTTGAGGTTCATCTCTGGACAGAAGCCACAGCAGGCAAGTATGAAGCATATCAGCAGGACTGCTACGTTGTGCCGACATCCTACGGTGGAGACACATCTGGCTATCAGATTCCATTTACTGTCAACTATGTTGGCGAACGTGTAAAAGGAAAATTTGATATCAGTTCCGGTACATTCACAGCTGACAGTGAATAAGCACATACACAAGGAGGATATGCTAAATGGCAAAAGTAATTAATACCAAAATTGATGATGGAATTTTTACATTCACGTTTACCAACAACGAAGACGAAGTTTTTTCTTCTTTCAAGCTTAACCCGACTGATATCAATGTAGCAGCACGTGCGGAGGAACTGGGAGAGTACTTTGACCAGCTTAAAAACTCTATTCAAAAAGTCACATCTGGTAAGGAAGTGGCAGAACTGAACAAACAGATCGAAGACAAAATCAACTATCTGCTCGGATATGAAGCATCAAAAGACCTGTTCAAGGAGCCGATCACAGCGACTACTGTATTCGGCAATGGTCAGGTATTCGCCTACATCGTACTTGACAAGATCGCAGAAGCAATCGCACCGGAAATCGAAAAGAGAAAAAAGAAAATGCAGACGGCAGTCAATAAGTACGTGGAGAAATATACAAAATGACCGCCTATGAGCTACCCACCTCACTGAACATAAGTGGGGTGGATTTTTCTATCAGAACGGATTTTCGAAAAATAATAGGCATATTAATCGCTCTTGGAAATCCGGATTTTAGCAATGAAGCGAAAGCAATAATTGCTGTTCAGATAATGTACGAAAAATGGTGGGAGATACCAGAAGAAAATTTAAGCGAAGCTCTTCAAAAAGCTTATGAGTTCATCGACTGCGGGCAGTTTGACGATAATCCAAACCGCCCAAAGCCCCGTTTGATGGATTGGGAACAGGATGGAGACATGATTGTTCCGGCGGTAAACAAGGTTGCCGGTAAAGAAATCAGAGCAGTGCCTTATATGCACTGGTGGACGTTTTTTGGATACTTTATGGAATCTGGCGAATGTCTTTTTAATACCGTAGTTGGAATTCGTTCAAAAAAGGCAAATGGCGAAAAGCTCGATAAATGGGAAAAGAAATTCTATCAGGAAAATAAGAACATTATTGATATAAAAACACGTCTCAGCGAAGAGGAGCAAGCGTACAAGGATGCGCTGAATGAGATGTTAAACCTCAAATAGTTAGGAGGTGGACACATGGCTGCTGATGGCTCAATTATCATTGATACCAGAATAGATACTGATGGAATATCGTCTGGCGTCAAAGAAGTACAAGCGGCATTTAAAGATTTAGCAAACTCGGTCAAGGAAATAAATGCAAATATTAATAGCATATTTCACGATGGATTTGAAAAACTCGAAGATTCGTTTCAATCTTTACAGCAAAAATCAGAAAAAGTCGAAAACTCTATGGACAAAATGGGGAATTCGGCAAAAAAAACAGGCGCCACGGTTTCTAGCTCATTTAATAAAATGGACATTTCCGGTGCAAGTCGAAAAGTAAATCTTTTAGGCCGTCAGTTTGAAGGATTAGGAACGATAGTAAAGCGAATTGGCTTTCTGGTTGGCTCTGCTTTTGCTGTTGGCAAGCTAATTCAATTTGGTAAGGAATCTATAGAGCTTGGTTCCGACCTCGCAGAAGTTCAGAACGTGGTTGATGTTACATTTGCCACAATGTCGGATAAGGTCAATGAATTTGCAAAGAACGCCATGACCTCAGCCGGACTGTCAGAGACAATGGCAAAAAGGTATGTCGGTACGTTCGGGGCAATGTCTAAGTCGTTCGGATTCTCAGAGTCGCAGGCTTATGATATGTCAACGGCTCTGACACAGCTTACTGGTGACGTAGCATCATTTTACAATATCAGTCAAGACTTGGCTTATATCAAGCTAAAATCAGTGTTTACGGGCGAAACAGAAACGCTCAAGGACCTCGGCGTGGTAATGACCCAGTCGGCACTTGACCAATACGCACTTGCCAACGGCTACGGAAAAACCACATCCGAAATGACCGAACAGGAGAAAGTAGCTCTCCGTCTGGCTTTTGTGCAGAAACAGTTATCAGCCGCATCCGGTGACTTCATTCGTACTTCAGACAGCTGGGCGAACCAGGTACGAGTAATGCAGTTGCAGCTACAATCTCTCAAGGCAACAGTCGGACAGGGATTGATTAATATTTTCACGCCTGTTCTAAAAGTAATCAATATTCTGCTTGGTAAACTGGCAACTCTGGCAAATGCCTTCAAGTCATTTACGGAGCTTATTACTGGCAAGAAATCATCTGGTCAGACAAGTGGAAGTGGCGCAGGTATTGCCGGAACAGACGCAATCGCAGATACAGCAGATCAGTATGGACAGGCAGCAGATAATGCGGAAAAACTGGCAGATGCCACAAACGACAATGCGAAAGCTACAAAAAAAGCGAATAAGGAAACAAAAAACTATCTTTCATCGCTTGATGAAGTGCACAAGGTTAGTTCTACAGGGAGTACATCTTCAACGCCATCCGGTTCTGGAACCGGCGGAACTGGTTCTGGGGGCGGCGGATTGCCGGGTTCGGTTGACAGTGTAAATTATGGCAAACTCGCAGAGGGAGAAAATGCGCTGGACAAAATCAGTGATTCTGCCAAGAAACTAGCCGACCTTCTTAAAAAACTCTGGAAGCCATTCCAGGACGCATGGAAAAAAGAGGGCAAGAATACTATTAATGCGGCAAAAACCGCACTTGATGGACTCAAAAAGCTCGTTGTAAGTGTAGGTAAAAGCCTTGTAGAGGTCTGGACAAATGGCACAGGCACAACGATGTTAGAAACCATGCTGAGGATTGCTCAGAATGTGCTTAAAACTATCGGTAATATTGCATCTGGTTTCGCAGATGCATGGAACAAAAACAGTGTTGGAACGCAGATCATCCAGAACATTGCAGATGCCCTTGTGGTAGTTATGCAGTTTGTTGAAAAAATCGCAGAGGATACAGCAACATGGGCGGCGAACCTTAATTTCTATCCTCTACTGGAATCTATCAGTAATCTAACAAGTACGTTTGCGCCAATTCTGGAATCTATCGGAAATGTTCTTGAATGGATTTATAACAATATTGTTCTTCCAATGCTGAAATGGCTGATTGAAACGGGAATTCCAATAGTGATCAACCTAGTGTCTGATTTGGCAAGATTTTTCGCAGACCATCAGTCAATTATTGAGGCATTCGGCGCAGCTCTGATCGGAGCATTTGCGGCAGCGAAGATTGCAGGCTTAGCTTCGAGAATCGCAGGAAGTATAACGACAGTAGCAAGTTTCATTAAGGGTCTTATTGCACTCATGACCGGCTCTGGCGGCATTATTGGTGGAATCAAAGCCATTGCGACAGCTGTCGGACCGGGCGGAATTTTTATAGCAGCAGTAACAGCTTGCATTGCGATTGGTGTATTGCTGTACAAAAACTGGGACAAAATAAAAGAAGTTGCAGGTGCGGTATGGAGTTGGATTAAAGACAAAACCATAGCTTTCGTCGATGGAATAAAATCCAAACTTAGTGATTTGGCAGAAAAGATTGTTTCTATTTGGAATGGTATCAAATCAAGTGCAAAAGAAAAGTGGAGCGCTATATGGTCCACTATAAAAGAAATTGTAAAGAGGATAGTTGATGGAATCGTTGATAAATTCAAAAGTGCAAGAGACAAGGTTATTGATACGTTCGAGGGTATTAAAAACAAAGTTAAAGAGATATTCAATAAAGTTATCGGTATCGTAAATGGCGCAATCGGTACGGTGAACGGCGCGATCAGTGGAATTGAATCTGCAATGTCATTTGGTCCGTGGGAAGTGCCTACACCATTCGGCTCTAAGACGATCGGATTTAGCGCAAGCTTTCCAAGAGTACCGACTATTCCATATCTGGCAAAAGGTGCAGTTATTCCACCAAGAAGCGAATTTCTGGCTGTCCTGGGCGACCAGAAACAGGGCAATAACATTGAAACACCAGAAGCGCTGCTCAGAAAGATTGTTCGCGAAGAATCCGGAAGCAATTCCGGTGGAGATTATCATTTTACTGCTCAGATTAACCGAAGAACAGTATTTGATGAAATTATCGAAGAAGCAAAGTTAAGACGTGATACAAGCGGCAGAAACCCGTTTGAACTGGCATAGGAGGTGGAAGCGTGGCAACTATTCCAAAAAACATAACGGAACGATACAAAATGAATGGGGCTTCCATCTATCAGCCGGACAAAGATATGGGTTACAACCTTGAAACAACTTATTCAGAAGGTAGTAACCGTACGCAGTTTGGAAAAGCATTACTGACTCCACTATTTACAGTTGAACAATATAGCTATGAAGCATCAAACGTTCCAGTTGTAGAAGCAAACAAAATTCTCAAAATTATCGCAAAAGGAAAAACTTTCAATTTGTACCATTGGTCGCTTTACCACATGACATGGAGAACTGACCCGTTTTATGTCGGAAAAGCAAGCCTAACTATTGGAGAAATTTCGCAAGACTTAAAATTTGTATCAAAAATATCTTTTAACATGCAGGGGGTGAATCCACTTGATTAATGTATCTGATACATTTAAGCAAAAACTACAGGACGGAGAAAGAGTCTGGCAGGAAGTGGAAATCACCTTTCCTGACGGAACTGTAAAAACCGTAAAAGATGAAATCATGGGCGAAAATTGTACTTTTTCTGATTGTGCAGAAAGTAGCAGCTTTCCGATTGGCTGCGTTGTTTGTAAATCCATGACATTGGAGTTGGACAACACTTCTGATCAGTGGAAAAACTATAATTTCTACATGGCGAAAGTTCATGCGTATCTTAAAATGCAGACCTCTGTAGCAAGTCCGGCCGTGACAGATGAATTGTTGGATGAAAACTATGACCCAATTTTTGACCAGAGTGGCGGTGCGATTCTGGCAACAAAAGCAGCGACAGAAGACAGAGTCGAAACCATTGATAAAGGTATTTATACAATTACGACACCAGAACAATATGGCGAAATCCTTAGTTTTACCGCTTTGGACGATATGTATAAAACGAACGCAACTTATATATCTCATCTGGTTCTGCCACAGTCAATAGAGACTCTTGTTAGAGATGCGTGTGAGACTCTTGGTATTCCGTCAGAAGTCTCCATGGCTCATGGAAATCTGATCGTGTCAGAGATTCCGGAAAACATGACGTTTCGTCAGTTGTTCGGATGGGCAGCAATGCTTGAGACTGCGAACGCTCGCCTGGATAACAGAGGATACTTGCGATTTATCAGATGGGATTTTTCCAATGTGCAAGAAGATTATGGTGCAATTGCGGATGCTGATGGAAACATTACGTTTAAAGGCGGTGCAAATGTTGGCTCCGATAACTTTATAAGCCCGGCAGGAAACTGGTCGATTGACAATGATGGATTCTTGACACTGATCGAATCAGCAACTGACACATCCGAAAAACTCAAAGACTTTTTTACAAGTCCAACTGTGTCTAGTGATGATATTGTAATCACTGGAATCAAGCTAAAAAATAGAGAAAATGAATCCATGTACGGAAGCACAGGATATGTTCTTAAATTGGAGAACGACCTTGTTGCGGATTCGGACTTGGACACGGTAGCTGCTCAAATTGGCGATTCCATAATTGGAGCTAAATTCCGTAACATGTCGGGAGAACTTGTATATAACCCACTCATTGAGTTTGGAGATATGGCATATACTTATGATCGCAAATGGAACAGATATATAACTCCGCTGACGGACGTTTCTTGTTCCGTTAATGGAAAGACTACTGTAAAAACTCAAGCCGACGACCCTATCAGAGGGCAGAGCAAGTTCCAGTCAGAATCCACTAAGGCAATCGTAGAGGCAAGACGACTTGTTAAAAAAGAACAATCAGCTAGAGAAAAAGCAGTAAAGAAATTAGAAGAAACCTTAAAAAATTCTTCTGGATTATATGAAACATCAGTCGCACAGGAAGATGGCAGTACTATTACATATCTGCATGACAAGCCTACACTTGCAGAATCAAAAAATGTAATTAAATTCACAGCAGAAGCCATTGGCGTATCCAATGATGGTGGCAAAACATATCCTTACGGTTTCTTTCTGACAGGCGATTTGATAGCAAAAATTCTGTACGCACATGGTATCAATGCTGATTATATTGACACAGGCGCACTGATTGTCAGAGATAGCGATGGAAACATAATCTTCCAGGTTGATATGGACACCAAAAAAGTAATCATCAGTGGTGATAATGTTGTAATTGGTGGTAGTTCTTTGCCGGATAAACTGACAAAAATGGACAACAATATTGCATCTGCCAAGAATATGACATTCCAGCTGTCGAACGATATGCAGACGATCACATCTGACGCAGACGGAAACATTCCGGTATTTCCAACAGTGACAACTACAGCGAAAGTTATGTATGGCTCAAATGATATCACCAATGACTGTAGCTATACCGTGACGAAATCAGACAGTGTAACCGGCTCTTGGGATGTAGATACGCATACTTACACTGTCACAGGCTTGAGTGCAGACAATGGATGGGTGGATATTAAGGCAACGTACCTGATTAATCTTTCTATAACGAAGAGATTTACGATTTCCAAGCAGAAAAAGGGCGAAGATGGAAAAGATGGTGAACCTGGTAGAACATACATGGTTGAGCCATCATGTAACGTCTTGAAACGTGGCTCTGACAAGACAATTAGTCCAAACTTTATAACATTTAAAGCGTATTATCGTGACGGAAAGTCAGCTACTAGAGTGCCTTATAAAGGCAGATTCGTTGTTGAAGAGACTGCTGACGGAAACACTTGGAATACCATTTATACTAGTTCAACCGATGAGGATACCGTGACACACTATTTGTATTCTATTTTGACAAATGGATCTGGTCAGACAGTAGCAAGTTCTAATGGTTCAACCATTGGTATTCCTAGAGATGTGACGAATGTTAGATGTAAATTATATGCATCCGGTGGTACTACGACATTGATGGATATGCAGAGTGTTGCGGTAGTGATTGATGTGGACAATCTGACACAATCGCAAATCGTAGAAATACTATCAAATGATGGTGCATGGAAAGGCCTGTACTACAAGAATGGTCAACTGTATATCAGCTTCAGTGCGGCACTTGGCGGTGAATTGACATTGGGCGGTGTAAATAATGGCAATGGAAAATTATCTATTCGAGATGAAACTGGAAGTGAAATCGGTTATATTGACCACACGGGAGTTAATTTTAAAAAAGGCACTTTTTCCGGTAGCTTGGAATCTGCTGATGGAACGTTTACAGGAACGTTATCGGCTAATGATGGGAATATTGGTGGATGGACTATAAATAAAGAACAAGGCACTATATGCTCAAAAGATAATACCATTGTTCTGAATGCAATAGAAAACAAGATATCAGTAAATGGGGTTGATTTGTATGCTTATGGAAATGGTCTTGTTGCCGATGGGGGCTTTAACATAATTTGCGGAACAGAACCTTTTTCCGATGGAACGGATAAATTTCAGATTTTCAATTTAGACACACTTTCATCTGGAAATTATTTAAGGATTCATGACAATCTAGTATACATGAGTTCATCTTCTTCCAAACGCTACAAAATCCTCGGAGCTTCCTTGCCAGAAGAATTTATTGAGAATCTGTACAACATCGAACCAATAATGGCACGGTATAAAGAAGGCTACCTCGCAAAAGGAGATGAACGCGTAGGCGTAGAATTCCCAATGTTCATAGCAGAAGATGTGGACAAGTATTTTCCTTTGGCAGTTGACCATAACACAGACGGACTTCCCGAGAACTGGAACGAACGTATCATGGTTCCAGCAATGTTTGCAATGCTAAAAGCACAGAAAAAGAAAATTGACCAACAAGAGAAACTTATTAATAAACTTTGCGAAAAGTTAAATATAGAATGAATTATGAAATGGAGGTACATAAATGTCAGTAAAGCAAGTACAAGCTATTGTAAATGGACAGACTTACACCCTTACTTTTAACAGTAATACGGGAAAATATGAAGTTACAGTAACAGCTCCAAATAAGTCCAGTTACAGCCAGAGCGGACATTATTACGGAATAACAATCAAGGCAACGGACGATGCTGGAAACGTGACCACCAAAGATGCAACAGATTCCGCAATCGGTAGTTCCCTGCGATTAACCGTTAAAGAAAAGGTCGCTCCGGTAATTACAGTCACAAATCCAACAGCATCTGCAACACTTGTCAACAACAAGCCAACTATCACATGGACTGTTACAGATGATGATTCTGGTGTTAATCCGTCTACTATCGGTATCACAATCGATTCCGGAAGCAAGATTACTGACGGCATTACAAAGACCGCCGTAACCGGTGGTTACAATTGTTCGTACATACCGGCAACAGCTCTTACCGATGGTTCTCATACCATTAGGTTTGATGCATCCGATTACGATGGCAACGCAGCTACGCAGAAATCTGTAACATTCAAGATCGATACCGTACCGCCGACGTTGAGCGTAGCCTCTCCGTCTGATGGATACGTTACCAACAAGAGCACAATTACTGTAGCAGGTACAACCAATGATGCAACGTCATCTCCTGTTACAGTAATGATCAACGGTACACCTGTAACGGTTGGTAGCAACGGAGCATTCAGCACTACGGTCACATTGTCCGCAGGCTCAAATACAATTACTATCGTTGCAAAAGACAGTGCCGGTAAGACAACAACCATTACTAGAACTGTCAAGTATGATCCGAACCCACCAAAGATTACAGCTGCAAGCGTAACGCCTAATCCGGTCGATGCAGGCAAAACTTATGTGATCTCTGTCACAGTAACTGATGAATGATGATTACGAGGGTTTACGGCTCGTGTAATGAGTTCGCTATTGAGTTCCAGAGACGAGAGGGATCGGATCTCGAAATCTGGGACGCAATAGTCCCTGCCAATAGAGATGGACAGTATGTCATAGAAATCTATGCAGAAAGTAGTGGTGGCTTGACAGCTTATACCGCCACTGTACTGTTTCTGATATCAGGGCACGAGATTGCTGGAAAGCTCGTTCCGAGAGGATATACGGCAGAATCAGAGAACATCGAGTACAGCTCATTGCTGAATCTGAGCCAGCTGACGGCAGAGCTTGTAAAGCAATGTTTCAGCGGACATAAAACATGCTGAAAGGAGAGAGGACATGGCAATTAGATACGTAGATAGCAATACAATAATGGATTTGGGAGAAAAAATCCGATTTAAAAGCAAAGTAGAGCCGGTATGCGGTGTAGACATCCCTTTCTCCATCATTTCAGCGGATTACGAATTGATTTTCGTTGATACAGATGCTGAAACAGAGACTGTTGAAGATTCCGGGAATTGCAATATCAATGAACATACACTAGATGCTCTAATTGAGCCACAAAAAACAGGAATCTATTGTCTGAGATTCATATATAAAATTGCAGATGAAACGTGGGTAGATAATTATAAAATCAAAGTGAAAGGGTGATATGCATGGCAGATGCAAACATTTATATAGCCGGTGCAAGCATAAGCCCTACATCAGTTCAGACAGGGGCGAAATATGCGATTGCTGTTGATGTTCGGAATGTCCAGTATGTATTAGGCACAAGTGATGGCTCAGCACTTGCCACTTCTGATGGTTCGATGCTGAGAGTGAAAGAATAGAGGTGATTATATGGCAGAATCATTAAAAACAATATTAATGTCGGCACTGGCTTCGAAAGCAACGCCGGCAGAAAGTGACACATTGATAGTTGGAGAAGGGAATGTATTAAAAAAAATATCGTTCTCACAATTATTTACATACCTGAAAGACAAGCTAGGTATCAATACACTAAACACGAATTTGACAACTAACATTTCTGTTGCGCATGTACTCGGTACATCTTTTTGTGTCTATAATTCACAGTTTGTGTATATACATATCGGTGTCGAGGTGCCTACCCAATTAGCTTCAAAGGATACGCTTGCAATATTACCATCCGATATAAAAATGCAAGCAGTATCCAATATTGGAGTTGTCAGTACTACAGGTACTATAGCTTCAATAGCAATACAAAACAATATTGTTTATACGAATCCGACATTTCCACAAGGAAATTACCTTATTGATCTTGTATTGAAACGAGCATAACACTTTTTAAGCACGTTTGAATGACATATATTGGAATTTGCGCCGGTGCAAGACCGGAGAAAGGAAGACAGATGGAAATTAAAGGAATTGACGTATCATCGTGGCAAGGGAAGATTGATTGGAATAAGGTTGCAAATTACGGAATGGATTTTGCAATCTTGAGAATTACAGAAGCCGGAAATGTTATTGATGGACAGTTCGAGAACAACTTTGCCGGATGCAATAAATATAAAATTCCGGTGGGAGTGTATAAGTACTCCTATGCCATGACAATTGCAGAAATCCAGTCAGAAGCAAGGAAAGTTGTTTCGGTGCTTAATGGACGGAAAATTCAATTTCCAGTATTTCTGGATTTGGAACACAATAATCAGCGTACACTTGGCTCTGAAAGCATTCACAAGATGGCTGATGTGTTCCGTGAAATCGTGGAATCCGCAGGATATAAGTTCGGAATTTACTGCAACGTTGATTGGTACAATACCGTGATTTGCAGTCACCTCAAAAAGCATGATTTCTGGATTGCCAGATATCCGGTAAATGATAAGGGGACAGTAGTTGAGAGATTACGTCCAAGTTGGGGCGTTGGCTGGCAGTACAGCTCAAAAGCAACGATTCCAGGAATTAATGCCAAAGTTGATAGAAATGTATTTTATAAAGATTATACAGAAGCAAAGGAGAGTGGAACAATGGCAAAGACAAAAGAACAGATTATCCAGAATGTGAGAAACGATGCAGTAAGCTTTGCAGTGAATATTGCGAATGATAACAGTCATGGATACAGTCAGAGAATTAGGAGTTTATACGAAATTAACATTCCGAAATCTTTCGACTGTAGCTCATTGGCGCTTACTGCTTATTACTATGCGTTCCTCAAAAATGGGCTTACCAAACAGGCACGTTATCTCAAAGAGAATTGCTCTTATACTGGCAATATGCTCAAGATGCTGAATGCCGGATTTGAGGTTGTTGCTAGGAATCAGACAGCGCATGCGCAGATGATCAAAGGCGATCTGGAACTGGCGGACAATAATTCGAATGGATCCAATAGTCATGTAGCGATGGCGATTGATAAAAATAATATCGTACACGCCAGATCATCCGAGGGAACCGCCGATACAAAGGACAACTCCGGAAATGAAATCCGTACACAGCCCTGGTACCTGTATAGTCACGGATGGACGCATCGTCTTAGATTTACTGGAAAAGGGATTGATTTTAGTGGACTTACCAATACTACTGGAAGTAAGCCTACCGCAAAACCATCAACTAGCACAAAACCATCAACGACCACATCGAAAGGAGCCGGTTATATGTTTGAGCCAAAATTAGTAAAACTTGGAAGCGAAGGAACTTCTGTCCTGTTACTGCAGGAGATTTTAATTGCCAGAGGATTCAAAGGAAAGAATGGAAAAGCCCTGAGCTTATCCAGAAAGGCAGATGCAAATACCATTTACGCATTAAAACAGTATCAGAAATCCAGAAATGGAGTACTGGTGGTAGATGGAGAGTGTGGCGAGAACACCTGGAAAGATTTGATTGCAATCTAAAAAGCATAAAACTTAAGCCCCTTGGAGGTTACTCCTTGGGGCTGTTTTTTACATATTGTATCAAATTCGTGTTGCATTTCGTGTTGCATAGTTCTTCTTTTTTATACCAAAACTGGCAAAATAACATATTTTATGAGCTAATTTGAAATTGCCGAAACCATTGAAAACACTACGTTCTTTGCGAGAACCAGTGAATACAAGATTTTCATAAAAATGCGGATGACAGGACTTGAACCTGCAAGAAAAATCCTAATATACGCTATTTTTCAGCACTTTCTTTTTTCGTGTTGCATTTTGTGTTGCATAGCTTGGAAAAATAATCATTCCCAATTTCATTCATCTCTTTTTCTCGATCAACCAGAACGTGCCGATATACATTTTTTAATGTGGTATCATCCTCCCAACCGCCACGCTGCATAATATATACATCTGGAATTCCAAGAGTATGCAATTCAGATGCGCAATAATGACGCAAATCATGGAATCGAAAATGATGAATCTGATTATCCTCTAAAACATCAGCGAATCTATTAGATATTTGTGCCGGATTTAAATTTGTTATTTTTCCATGTATACCTTTAAGTTTTTCTGCAACGAAATCCGGAAATGGAATAAAACGATCGCCAGCAAAAGATTTTGGTCTTTTGATAACCCAACCATGAGAATCGTTCATAACCATTGCATATTCGACATGTACCACATTTTGGCTGATATGATCAGAATTAAGCGCGCAGATTTCTGACCGCCTCATCGGACCGAACGCTGCCAAAAGAACAGGTATCTCTAATTCACTACCTGCAGTACATTCAATTACCTTTTTGACTTCGGCAGATGTAGGTACATAGATTTTCGGTCTTACCTTTTTAGGTAAGGAAGTTCTTAAGATGAAATCCGAACGATAAGTCTTCAAGACAGTAGAAAGAAAGCCATGCATATTGTACACAGTTTTTGGCGAATGAGTAAGTGCTTCACGATTCATTTCAGCTTGAACATCCTCTTGAGTGATTTCCATTATATTTAATGACATAAGTTTAGCCATGTCTCTTTTGACAGATCGCTTATATTCTCTAATAGTTCCAGGGGATAAAACACCTGTTCTGCTTTCTATGTATTTATTACATGCCTCTTTTAATGTCATATCTTCTGGTGGAGCATATCGCGCAGTCAATACTTCACTTTCTTTTTTTGCTGCCCATTCGGCAGCCATTTGCTCACAGATTCGCTTCCCTTTTTTGCTAGGATCTGAGCATGTAAAAGATTTATAAACCCTTTTCTTTTTGATAGTCCCGTCTGATAACGGGATTTCTTCGATGTGGCTGAATACCTGACATCTCCATGAGCCAGATGGCAGTTTTTTTGCAGTTGCCATTTCTTTTCCTCCTTATTAACCGAACAAACTTTCTGACTTGTCCGAACACACCGAAGATGATACAATATGACTTGTCAGGCGATACGTTTCACTTCGTTATGCTTTGCGGAACGTAAAAATATTTTTCTTTTTTTTAAAAACCGGTCCTCGTTGGTAGCGAGAGCCGGTCTTTTTTAGCATTTATTCTATTTCATCAATATCAAGAGAATATCCAAGCACTTCTCCGACATCCGTACATTTTCCTTTCAATGTAACAGTGTCACCTTTTGACATAGATGCTATTTTAGCTTTCTGGTCGTCGTTTTTGATGTAACACTGAACTCCAATAATCTCAAAATCTCCATCAGCCATGAGATCAATATATTTTCCGGCTGCATCAATGTTTGTGAGCTTTCCGGTAATCTCAAGGTATTTACCTTTATATTTGTCAGACGCTCCCATAGCGTTATTATTAAGGGCATCCATCATGTCATTTACAGATACAGATGTATATTCGATTGACTCAGATTCCTGTTTCTGACTGTCTGAAGCAGTTGCTTCTGTTTGTTTTGTCGTACTATCAGCGGATTTATCTTCGCCTGTGACAGCACCGATAACCACTCCTATGATAAGTATTAATACAACCCATTTTAATATTCCGCTTTTTTGTTTCTTTCTACAATGTGGACATATTTTTGCATCTTTTGGAATGTCCATCTTGCAATGTTTGCACTTCTTGGTTTTTTCTTCGCTCATGCTTTATCTCCCTCCAATGACGTAGTTTTCATATTTTTCTCTTATTTTTGCAAATTCTCTTTGCCTGATCGGGACGATCGCGCCAGATACCATCGTAAAAAAATGGCTTACTTCGCTTACCTCGTCCATATTAACTATATAGCTCTGGTGGCAGCGCAAAAATCTTCCGTCAAGACTCTTTTCGATATCATTGAGCTTTCCTCGTTCCTTGTGTGATATTCCGCACGTGCAATGGATCATTATGTATTTGTTCTGGCTTTCGATGTATTCAATATGCCGGAATTCAGCTCTGTGAAAGTAGTCCTTGTTCTTGATAGTAAGCGTTTTTTCACGGATATTTTCAAGCGTCTGCTTAACAACTGAATACATTCTTCCATGCTCAGAGCCTTTAATGATGTAATGAATCGGCAGCACATCAAGTGCATCAAATACATATTCTTTGCGTTCTGTCCAAAAAGTGATATTTCCATAGTATCCGATTTTTCTTAATCTTTTGGCAATCTCTATGCCATTTTCTCCGTTAATGGAGACATCAAGAATTATTATGTCATACCATTCACCATCTGAAACATCGTCGATCAAAGGCTTTCCGCTGGTGTAGGTGGCTAATGTATATCCACCATCACCATGCTCTTTTAGATATCGGTCAATGCTATTTTTGAAAATCTCAATCCGTAAATTATCATCGTCACAAATCGCAATTTTCATGTAAATCATTCCCTTGTAAACATTGTTTTCGCCATTTGCAAAAAAAAGTGTTTAAATATGTTATTTTTATTATAGCATCGTTAAATTTAGTTGTAAATAGACGTTTTGAGGTGATTTATGAAATGAAAATAATCAAAAATATACTAATTATAATAGGAGCTGTGCTTTTGCTTAATTACATTGTTTATTTACCAATGTGTGTAGACGATTATATCCGTGAAGAGTCAGAAGTGTATTCTGTCCAAAATGCGTACAGATCTTCTACCCTACATAAGAATAGCGCCCATGAAATAAAGCAGACCATGCTGCCGTTTTTATTCGTCCTGCCGCTAAACAGAAAAGACTATATCTTTGATGTTACGAATAATTTCTATGCAATCATAAATATATCGGTGTATATCTGGCAGTTGCCAAGAGCAAACATTAGTGATATAATGGCATGAAACGAACTAATGTTCGGTTATATTTCCCGCAGCCGAACATATACTGTAGTGTAGATGGTAGTTGTGATAGGGAGGGTTATTATGGATTATAAGAAAGAGATTATTGAGATGGTTGAAAAATGCACGAATAATCATTGGATAGAAGTGATTTATATATTTGTGAAAAGGCTAATCGGATAACATTAAAAAAGACAAGGGTTTGCGCATTGCCCTTGTCTTTCTTTTTACTTATTAGAAATCATGTCAATAAGTTTTTCTAAATTGTCCCATCCCTCATCATCCAATCTGGCTAATGCAGACACGAGACGGTGTCGGAAAGAATCTTCTCCAGATTTCATTACGTCTGCAAGCATGGCAGAAATTTGTTTGTCTTTAATTCCGGGTACAAACATATTTCCTTTTCCTGTTCTGAGCCATTCTTCACTCACTCCAAACTCTCTGCATATAGATTTGATAACAGCATCTGTTGGATTTCTTAAACCAGTTTCATAATTAGTAATGGTATTTCCCTTTACTCCAATTATGTCTCCAAATGCTGTCTGAGTGAGATTCTGGGATTTGCGCACTTGTTTGATTCTGTCTTTCACTTTTCCTCACCTCCAATGATAATATATCATAAAAAACTCACAAAGTCAATATTTAGCGTTGACATATAACTCACATCGTGATATTATAAACTCACAAAGCAAGGAGGTGAAAACATGAAATACAGTCCGCTCGGCAGTAAAAAAATGATATCTCAAACTTTCAATGGTGATTGCTTGAAAACCACTTTTGAAAGAGAGAACGAATTGAAGTCCGAATATGAAATTTATGTAAACTGGATGAATCCGGATCAGTTAGCAGAAGTTTCATTTCAGTTGCCATTCCACGATTGGCAGACACTTGAAAAGTCTGAGGTTTGGAAAAATCTGGATGAATTTCTTTCGGAAGTTCAAATCGAATATATTCCGAAGTACCGCCAAGTCCAACCAATTGTAGCGGAAAAGGTTGTGTATAGAAGTCTGTTAGGTTCTTTAGTTGCATTCTTTCGTGATAAATTGATTCACCAATAGCGCGCCCTTTTAAACATGAATAATGGGTTCCACTATACATGTAAGAAATATTTACGATTGATATGGCAATTCTGGAACGATTGATAATTTCAAAATGAACAATCAACTCATTATTATCTTTCAACTTGAAACCAATAGGAATAAACTCTATTTTTTTTCGAGATTGGAATAAGTTCCATACAGTTCCAGCAGACCCTATTAACCCAAGCATAAAGGAAACATTTTCAAACGTAATGATTTCTTTAGCCGATTTTAAAATTGAAACAATTTGATTTATTTTAATCACCTCCCATATACAGGGAGTATATCACAAGAAAAGAGGTGAGTATATGTCTGAAAAAGAAAAAAGAATCATTGAAAAGCTGAAAGAAGCGATTCCTAATATGTCAGAGTTTGACAAGGGATACATTCTTGGTAAGACGGAAAGTTTTTCCGAGAATAAGCCAGATGATTCTGATAAGGCACAGAAAGAAAGTTCTTAACTTGGAGGTGAAAAGCTATAAAGAAAATAAAGAAGTTTCTTCACTGGTATTTCTGTGAACCAAGAAAGACATTGCTTGAATGGTTTATGAAAAAATACCCAAACTTCCCAATACATATTTCAATAGCATCTTTACTGCTAATAATGCTTCGCCCAGAAGTGGAATCCTGTATACATCATATCCGGCAAATAGTGCAACGATTGATATTACTGTTGGAATAATGAATCGGAGCCGTTCTTTTCGCTTAATGCGAAAATACATTTTCCCAGCTCTGTTTACAGTATAAATTCCATTTGGCCTGTCAAGAAGTCCAAGCCGATGAAGATAGTCAAGTGTTTGGCAATTGAATAACCTATTGAATTTAAAAATTGGGAGCAGACGAAGAACTATCTTTTCTCTTAAAGAAAGTTCAATGTTAGAAAAATCAATATTATTCACGATACGTTCCTTTCTTAATTTCTAGCATGCTGGTTCTGGTATTTACAGAATAAGAGCGTATAGGTGAAATGTCAACACAATGTAATTAAAAGCAACACAGGAGGTAAAGAAAAATGTTAGACTGCACCGTCAGTAAAAATATTCTCGGTCAAGTTTCAGTTCAACTCGAAATGACGAGCCACGACTGGTCGAAATTAGAAACGTCCGGTGTGTGGAGTCAGATGGAACAGATTCTAATGGAATCTGAAACACAAAATAACTGCTGTTCCCGCCATAACTATGCTGAAGAGATTCCAAGCGAGCAGACAGATAACGAATACCTGAAAGAGCAGTTCGGAATATATTCGCGTTATGTGAAATCATTATCCACTTGCACACACGTTTTAACAGTTATTTCAATAATTGCTCTAACAATTTCAATAGTGGCTCTGATTGTATAGAAATTGAGAAAAGACCGGTAATCAGTGCAATGATGGACAGAACAGTTGTTATCCAAAATCTGGATATATCTTGAAAATATGCTTTCATGGCAACTTCTCCTGCTTGCGTGATTTCATATTCGTACTCTCGCAATCTTGAGCGCATAAAGCATTTTTTGTTGAAAAGGTATTTGCAGGCATCTACTTCACGCTGATTGATAGGAGTAAATCCACAATTTCTTAAAGCTTTTTTCAATATTTTATATTGATATCTTGTTACCAAATGAGCACCTCCTTTACAGGAGAGTATATCACAAAATTCAAAAGACGAAACAAAGAAACTGTGCATTCACAGTAATTAAAGAGGAGGAAGAAAATGAAGAAATTTGAATTAACATCAGAAACCAAAATTAACATTTTCGGAAAGAAACTTTTCCGAATCAAAGCACTCATTTCATTTGCGGATGTAGAAGCCGGAGAAACTGGCGGATGGGTAGAAAAAGAAGGAAATGTAAACCAGTCCGGCGATGCATGGGTGTCCGGCAATGCAGAGGTGTACGGCAATGCAGAGGTGTCCGGCAATGCAAAGGTGTACGGCAATGCAAAGGTGTCCGGCAATGCAGAGGTGTCCGGCAATGCAGAGGTGTCCGGCGATGCATGGGTGTCCGACAATGCAAAGGTGTACGGCAATGCAAAGGTGTACGGCAATGCAAAGGTGTACGGCAATGCAAAGGTGTCCGGCGATGCATGGGTGTCCGGCAATGCAGAGGTGTCCGGCAATGCAAAGGTGTCCGGCAATGCATGGGTGTCCGGCAATGCATGGGTGTCCGACAATGCAAAGGTGTACGGCAATACAAAGGTGTCCGGCAATGCAGAGGTGTCCGGCAATGCAGAGGTGTCCGGCGATGCATGGGTGTCCGACAATGCAAAGGTGTACGGCAATGCAAAGGTGTACGGCAATGCAAAGGTGTACGGCAATGCAAAGGTGTCCGGCGATGCATGGGTGTCCGGCGATGCAGAGGTGTACGGCAATGCAGATTACACAACTATTCATGGATTTGGTACTCAATTCCGTACCACTACGTTTTTTAGATGCAAAGATAAAAAGGTCAGAGTTGCATGCGGATGCTTCTTTGGGACTATTCCGGAATTCCGCGAACAGGTTAAAAATACAAGAAAAGGGAAAATTGCAGAAGAGTATCTGATGATTGCTGACCTTATGGAAAATCATTTTGAAAAATAAAGTGCTCCGAAGGAGAGCTGACACCTCTCGCCTCGGAGCCGTAAACCACTAAACCAACCTTAGCGGATTACAGGACAATCATATCATTTCTTCCTGTATTTCGCAAGAGAACAGGAGGATTTTTTATGAAGAAAACCGAGGATAAAAAAGTGACAAATTTTGAAGAGCTCGAAACTTTCTATGCAGTTGAAGTTGTAAGAGAGGCGAAAAAGCAGGCTCACAAATGGTTCTGTGCATGGATTGTAACCATGATCGCATTAATTCTTTCAAACGCTGCATGGATGTTTATTAAGTAAGAAAGGAGGAAAGACTGTGGCAATCAGATATACCACAGAACAAAAGAAATACATCCTTTTGAAAGGCAATATTGCAAAAAGGATGGAGGCCGAGCGAGTAAGTGATGCACAGATGGCAGCAATTACCGGAATGGCAGAAAACACTTTCCGTAAAAAGCGAAATAAGCCGGAAACATTCACGTATCCGGAACTGCGGCATATTTTTATTCGATTGAACTTTCCTAACGAGGAAATCTTGGAGGCTTTGACATGAAAGATTGGATAGACTCCATTCTGATTGGAGGGATAGCAACGTATCTTCCGTTCTGGACCTGGGACAACAGCCGTGACCAGATCATGGGAGCGTTGGGACTGATCGGAGCTGTGTACATAGCAAGGACGTGGAAAGAATGGACATGCTAGACATGCCAACTAAAAAAGGATCCTCAGAGCTGCAACTCAAATAAGGATCCAAGACAATATATTTCTTCTCCATTGTAGAAGGAAAGAAACCAAAAGTCAATACAAGGAGGAAATTATGAACGAAGAGAAAATCAGAGAAATATTTGATTTGTGTCTGAGAGTTTCAAGTGAAACAACGGCGCATGTGAATTTTGACTATACGGCGCATGACGACATATCCAGAGTTTATATTTATGTATTTAATGATGCAGGGGAGATCGTAAAACATTTTTCATTGTGGCAGTTTTACGACTTTGAGTCCGAATCTCAGAATTACGAAAATGCAAAGAAATGTCTTCTGGAACTGCTTATCAATGGGAGGTGTCCGTTATGAATCTCACTGGCAACGGAGATATAAAGGATGAATACCTGGAAATCATTACGCATAGACATTCCGGGCCAATAAAAAGACAAGCAAGCAATTATAGATTAGTAGAAAGAGAGGAAAATAAGAATGAATCTGTACGAAATCAAAAATGAAATCCTTAATTGCGTAGATATGGAAACAGGGGAAATCGTAGACATTAAAAAGCTTGAATCTCTACAGATGGAAAGAGATCAGAAAATTGAGAACATTGGTTGCTGGATCAAGAATCTTTTGTCAGATGCAGAAGCACTGAAATCTGAAAAAGAAAATCTTGCCAAGAGGCAGAAAGTCGCAGAAAGCAAAGCGACATCACTGAAAGAGTATCTTTCCCGATATCTGGATGGCGAAAAGTTTAAGTCTGCAAGAGTAGCAATTTCTTTTAGAAGTGGTAGCTCCGTGGATATTGCGGAAGGTGCAGCTGTCCCAGAAGAATATCTTAAGTATTCAGAGCCTAAACCGGACAAGGTCGGACTGAAGGCGGCACTGAAAGCCGGAGAAAAATTTCCGGGAATCACCCTGATAACTTCGCAGAATATCCAGATCAAGTAGGAGAGGCTTATGGAAAATCTTGAGTTATATAACAAGGTTCGGGAAGTTCCTAAAGATGCCCAAAGAGCTATTACGGCAGGACGACTGAAAGGTTTTACAGACATTAACCCGATGTGGCGCGTCAAGTGTTTGACGGAGCAGTTCGGTCCCTGCGGCCTTGGCTGGTATTACAAAACGGTTGAGAAATGGATGGATACTGTTGGTGATGAGATATGTGTTTTCGTGGCAATTGAACTGTACGTCAAATACAAGGATGAATGGTCACAAGCAATTCCCGGAACCGGCGGCAGTAAGTTGGCTACAAAAGAACGGAACGGAGTCTATGTATCTGATGAGTGTTACAAAATGGCAACCACGGATGCATTGTCAGTGGCATGCAAGAATCTTGGCATTGGGGCAAATGTCTACTGGAAAGAAAGCCATACCAAGTACGACCAGACAGACGACAGTTCTTCCGAAATGTCAAGTACTGATATATCTGGACTCAGATCATACTTGAACAAGAACGGTCTGAATGAAAAGAAGATTCTTGAAGCATATAAGCTGACATCTATTAGCCAGTTGACTATTGGAAATATCAAAGCGATAACAGATCCTAAAAATTTGAATTACTTCAAGCAAAATTGCGGTGCGTAAATGGAATTTACAGGAAAAATCAAATCACTGGGGAAAGATCTCGCGACCGGAAAGTGGAACTTACAGGTGGAACTGAATGAAAACGCTCAGGAAGTAATGGGACTCATCAAGCATGAAAAACTGGATATACGTCTTAAGCAGCACAGGGATAAGCGTTCCTTAGATGCGAATGCGTATTACTGGGTATTGCTTACCAAAATTGCTAAAGTTCATGGCTGGACGAATAACGAGGCTCACAACTATATGCTGCGTCGTTATGGTCAGATAGAACGTGTGGACGGAAATCTGGTTGCGGTTTATCTTCCTGATACAGAAGAAACGGAAAGGGATGTTTTGGACAAGGTGGAATATCATCTTAAGCCGCTTCCAAAGACAGTGGTCACAAAGCATGGGGGAATCAAAAGAGTGTATGTTCTTCTTAGAGGATCCAGTACATATGACACAGAGGAGATGGCGCGATTGATCAGCGGATTAATTCAAGACTGCAAGGATTCTGGAATACCAGGCGGCGAGATTATGACGCCATTTGAGAAACGAAAGCTTTTTGAGCAGTATGGGATAGGTGATGTAAATGAACAAAAGAACAAAAGCGTTACAGTTTGATGTAAAAACGCGCAAAAGAATTCTCGATAGAGATCACGGCTGCATATTTTGCCAGATTGGTTTTTATATGCATTCTTCATCCGATTTCCAATATAAGCAGCTTGATATTATGCATATTGTCAACCGATCACAGGGTGGACTTGGAATCGAACAGAATGGAGTTACCGGATGTAGATACCACCATCAGCTTCTAGATAATGGAGCAAAAGGTTTACGGCCAGATATGCTGGCATATATCGAAAAATACATGAGCCGAATGCATCCCGGATGGGATCCTAAAGAACTCGTGTATAAGAAATACGGGTGCAACTAAAATCCTATAGATATATCACATGATCATCTCCCAGGGTGTGACCTGTATAGCTCCCTGGGAGGGAAAGGAGAAATATGAACAGCAGAAACAAAGGTGCTGACGGTGAAAGAGAAGTAGCCGGTATCCTTCGTGGATATGGGTACAAGGCAAGGAGAGGTCAACAGTATAGCGGAGCTAATGGCGATGCAGATGTGGTCGGTCTTCCTGGTATACATATAGAGGTAAAGAGAAGGGAAAAGCTGAATATATACGATGCTATAGATCAGGCAAAAAGAGACAGAAAATCGGATGAACTTCCAGCAGTATTTCATCGGAAGAATCATTGTGAGTGGCTTGTTACGATGCCATTGGAGGACTGGATAAAGATATACAGGGAATGGGAGGCTGGTTATGGATTATGTAAAGATCAGCAGGAAAATCCTTGAGTGGGAATGGTATACAGATGCAAATACCAAGGTGCTGTTCCTGCACATCCTGTTAAAAGCAAACTGGAAAGACGGAAGGTTTCAGGGAATAGAAGTACCAAGAGGATCATTTGTGACTTCTTTGCAGAATCTAGCAGCAGAAACAGGGCTTACAGTAAGGAATGTAAGAACGGCACTAAAACATCTGGAAAATACCGGAGAAGTGACAAGCAACCGACACGTTAAATTCAGCGTAATTACGGTAAAAAACTACGACAGGTATCAGTCATGCGACACACAAGTGACAGTCAATCGACAAGCAAGTGACAGTCAAGTGACAACAATAGAAGAAGGGAAGAAGGAAAGAAAGGAAGAATATAATAAATCTCCTAAAGGAGATTATGAGAGTGGAACTCCTGAAAACAGCATCTATGCCACGATTCGTGAATTGTACAATTCCGTTTGTGGGTCGTATCCCCGCCTGGTAAAGATGTCTGAGGCAAGGAAGAAGGCTATAAATGCCAGAATGAAGACAGGTTACACTCTTGATGACTTCCAGACTTTGTTTGAAAAGGCAGAGGCTTCCGATTTCCTGAAGGGAAAAAATAAACGCAACTGGTCAGCAACATTTGACTGGTTGGTCAGTGATTCCAACATGGCAAAGGTCCTTGACGGAAACTATGATGCGAGAAAAGAGGCGATAAAAGATGAACCAGAACCAACTAACTCAGTCAGATTATGGTGAGTGTCCTGTGTGCCATGGGACTGGATGGGAGACATATTATGCCACGGTCTATGATTACGGACTTCCAGAAGAAATTCAATATGCTCGCAGATGTCCAAAGTGCAAAGGTGGTTATAGAGCACAGGACCTTACCGGAGTACCAAAAGAGTACCATGAGGCAGATCTTGGCAAGTTCGATTTTGATATTTACCAGAGAGACATGAGCAAACTGAGAGACTTGTGCACCACCTTTCTGAACCATTTCCAGAAGTGGGAAATGGCAGGAAAGGGACTGTATCTGTGGAGTAAGACACCGGGAAGTGGAAAAACCTTCTTGGCGTGTTGCCTGGCGAAATCGGTGATGATGAAATACGATCTGCAAATGCGTTTCGTGACTGCACCTGACTACATAAGTGCCGTTGGTGACAGCTACAAGCGCGATCGCGGAGAAGAGGATCTCAGTCAGGTATACCGGGATTGCAAACTTCTTGTTCTGGATGATATCGGCGCACAGGCAGACAAGGAGTGGCAACGGCAGGAAATGTTCCGTCTGATCAACAAGCGTATGGAGGACGGAAACATTACAATCTACACTTCCAACATGAGCACCGATAATCTGAATGTGGACACCAGAACCAGAGACCGGATCATTAAGACCTGTGTAGAGTTGCAAATGCCAGAGGAAGGTATTCGAAAGAAAAAAGCAGCAGGAGAACAGAGGCAGTTCCTTGCGAGCGTAATGGGATAGAGGAGAAAAGAATGTCGTATAAGCACAGCAATGGAGAGGCAAAGATGTGCTGAGGAGAAGCATATCAACGAAGTGAATTGAAATGTAAAGGCACGGCCTTGCGAGGAAATGCAGAGGAGTTGCTACGAAAGGTGTTGAAACGATATGCATAGCTGTGGCAGCACAAGGAAACGAAAAGCTGGGCAGAGGCGCTGAACGGAAAAGCTACGGCGTAGAAATGTAATGATTAGATAAGAATAGCTACGAAATGGCGGGGAACAGCAGCGATGTGCTACGGAATGAGAAGTTAAGGGACCGCAGAGGAACGGCGACGATGCGCTGGGCAGGGAATAACCGTGGTGGAATGAGCTAAGGCAGAGAGTAGTACGGCAATGTAAGAAAACTATAAAAATTACAAGGAGAATAGCAGAATGAAAGAATTAAAAGTAAGATTGACATTTTTGGAAGAAATTTTAGGAACAGCAAGTGCAGACCCGGAGATTCACGAAACGTTTATTGCTTCGAATGCACCAGACGCACCAACAAGAAAAGAAGAGATTGAAGCAATCGGAATTAAAGAAGTGGTTGAGAAATCCATGACTGTATTCCCGAGAGATAATGGCGTACCGATTTACTGGGATTACCAGATTAAGGGCTTTTTCAAAGATGCTTGTGGAATGCTGAGAAAGGTAACTGGTTCAAAATCTTCAAAAATCAAGGCTTACAAAAAAAGAAATTGACGGTCTAATTTTCATTGAAGAACGTAAAATTCCAATTCATTTTGAAGGTGAAATAGGAACTTGCCAGAGGCCGCTGAGAGGACAAACACCGCAGGGTGAAAGAATTGCACTGGCAAATAGTGAGACAATACCTGCCGGAAGTTGGATTGAGTTCACAATCAAGTGCTTATGCGATAGCCATGAAGCAGCAGTCAGAGAATGGCTTGATTATGGAGAACTGAGAGGCATCGGGCAGTGGCGTAATTCAGGTAAGGGCCGCTTCAAATGGGAAGAAATATAAAAGCATGACAGGAGTGATAGAAATGCCATATAACACAGCAAGAAAGTACTATGAGGGTATCCAGACAAGGAAAGACATATATCTGTACATCATAAGATGCTTGAAAGAACATGATTATCCGCCAAGTATTCCAGAAATCGCAGCAGGGCTGAGTATATCTAGCCATACCGTACAGAACCATTTCGGTGAATTGCTGGAAAGTGGCTTACTTGCGACGGACAACCCCGGCACACCACGAGCGTACCGAGTGACAGGATACAAGTTCAGAAAGGTGAAGGAAAAATGAGTAGCAAGTTAAAAGTCAAGAAAAAGACCAGATTTTCTGTTCAGACTTCTAATCAGGCGGCTTATGCGTTTGGACGGGCTATGCAGAACTGTTATAGACAGATAAAAGACGTAGAGCAGCAAGCCTACGAGGATGGATTCACTGTTGGTGAAGATTGGAGCAACACGATCAACACTGTCACAACTATGATGGATCTGAGACGTTTATATGGCTTTTCCACGAAGCGATTGCTTGATGTGGTAAGAACTGCCAATGGGTATGTTGAAATGGCAAACAGGGGCGAAATGAGCGTTCTGAGCATGATACAGGACATTGAAGAGAACACAGATGTAAGATTTGACGAGATAAATAAGAATCTGGTTAAGAAGATGGGAGTTTAAAACCATGTGCCAATTGCACAATAGCGTGTCAGTTGCTTACGTGAAGAAAGGAGAATGAGAATGAAGCAGAAAACACCGGAACAGGAATTAGAGCTGTTAAGAGAAAATCTATTACATGAGCGTGTTATCTGGGAGCGCATCAACGAAAATGGCTGTAATGATCCATTTTGGGCGGATGGCTGCAATATGAATCTAACCAGAAATCATATTCTTTCATACAGAAATGAGATTGCAAATTGTTGTGAGGAACATAATCTTCCACTTCCCGAAGAATATTTTCTAAAAGTACCGCCAGAAGTTGACGATGATTATATGGCAAGCTTTAACCAGAAAGCCCGTGTGAATAGATTGAAACAGCAGGGTAATATATTGAGCCGGAAGAAAAAGAAGTTTATTGATGATGGACAGATGGAGTTTTGTTGATTAACCATGTAGTTGCTTACATGGGGAAAGTGAGAATAAAAAATGAAATTCAAAAGTAACGCAAACTATAACGAAGAACCTAAAACTGGAAGTATTTTCGCCTTAAACTACAATTCTTTAAAAATCGTTATTCACAAATACGTTGGCTGTGGAGATACGCTGTTTCTCAATTGTAGTACATTGGGTATTTACAACTACGATCTCAGAACAGAGGATTTTAAGGAAACTGTCAGTAAAACAAAAGAAATTATCATGCGTGAAGTTAATAAAATCAGAGAGGATTCATACAGATTTTACAGTGATAATAATATTGAGATTGTCAGATATTAGGAGGACGCAAAATGTTAATCAGAAGTCAGAATAAGATGTCTCTGGTAAAGTTTAAGAATATTGTTATAAACATCAATAATATCAGCGGCAAAGAAATCATTTGCTGGAGCCAGATGAATCCGGGAGAAGATGAGTATATTTCATTGGGTCATTATTCCACCAAAGCAAAAGCCATGAAAGTACTGGATATGATTCAGGAAGCATATTGTAAATTTATGTCGGTAAAAAACGATGATGCTTGGAGCGGGAAAGAATCCGTGTTTTATATGCCAGAGGATAGTGAGGTGGAAATATGAAAAGATCTGAAACAACAAAATTTCTTAGCAGATTGTTGGAAAAAAGCCGTTTTTCTGGTCCAGGTAAATACTGGGCTAGAGAAGTAAGCCTTGATTATGGCTACGCAGCAGGAAAGGCAAGAAGAGTAGATTACATGCAATTTATTCCGGAAAATCAGTGCTCTATCTCAGCAATCGAAAAAGGAATATTTGCATGCTATGAAATCAAAAGTTGCAAAGAGGATATTTACAGCGGAAATGGATTAAATTTTATTGGCGAAAAAAACTACCTTGTGACAACAATGGAGTGCTACAAAGAGATTTTACCTGATTTAAAAAATGGAAAATTTGCCCAACATATACGTGAGAATTTTCCGGAATGTTACGCGGAAATAGGTAACATGGGAGTAATGGTTGCAGTTCCGTATCAGAGAGATGTTGCAGAAGAATTTGAAAGCCCAACACCACTAGGTGAAGATGTGGAGAAATGGAGATTATCAGTTATTTTGAAGTGTGGACACAATGGTTCAAGAAAAAGATCCATGACAGAACTGTTGTTTTGCATGGTAAGAAGCGGGCATTGAGAAAGGATGGAATAATATGATACATATCAAAGAAAGATTAATGCAGTACGCGGATAAATATTCGGGCTGCTACAAATACGCCGGGGTGTATGTCAAAGTTATTCAAGATATGATTGAGCAGCTTCTGGCTGACCTGGAAGAGGACGAGAAAGAAAATGGTTGGATTCCTGTTAGTGAGAGATTACCGGAAGACGAAAGAGAGTGTCTTGTAACGCTTGAAAAAGTCTATGGAACACCTGAAAAACTTTATGGAATTGCGAGTTATTTAAAATTTGATGATGCCGGATACTGGAATGAAAATAAATATGGGTATCTTGAATGGGATAAATATTCAGATGGGCATGGAGGAACAAAGATGTATAAAGTTATTGCCTGGATGCCACTACCAGAACCATATAAGGAGGACGAGCCATGATTACATTCTTATTAGGATTCGCCCTTGGAATCATAGTCGGAGTGGTCGGTCTTGTATGCGTAGCGATCATGTACGACAAGCATCACCCAGACGATTAGAAAGGAGAACGGTATGCTGACAAGGAACAAAAAGCTGAAAGACTACGGTATTCCGGCAGATGACATTGAAAAACTGAATACGATGCTGAAAGACTTCCCGGCAGAGTACGGATACCTGCTTTCTGGTGCTGCCTTGTCAGCTTGCCCGAAAAACACGGTGATAGCGGATATGGTTATTGAGAATATCCTACACCGGAAAAGTTACAGAAAAATCAGCAGAGAAAGATATATCCCGATGAATCCAAAAGACTTCTACGGATACAGACGCAAGACCGTCGCTGTACTGTATGAGAGGATGCGGTTATTGGGAGTGTGGGAGGATGAGAGATGAGCAGACTGATTGATGCAGACGATTTAATTGAATATATTAAAATCTGGGAAATTGGAAATGGTATTAGTTCCGACCAAAAAGAGTTTATTGACTGTATTAATAGACAACCAACAGTTTTTGATGTAGATGAAGTTGTTCAACGGTTGGAAATGTTAATCGAAAATAAAGTTTCAGAATCGGGTGACGATTGGTATACAGCTCAATGTCTGAATGAAGCAGTTGATATCGTGAAAGGTGGTGGAGTTGAATGAGAGAAAATCTTTTCAAGGCAAAACGGAAAGATAATGGAAAATGGATCGAGGGATATTATCAGAAAAGATATGACCTTTTAGGCAATGAAGAACATTTAATCTTCCACGCTGATAGTTATAATGTGTGGGAATATGCGGAAATTGATCCAGAAACCCTCTGCCGGTCCACAGGACGTTGCGATAAGAACGGAAATAAAATCTGGGAAAACGATATTTTGATGTGTCATGGAAATTCAGAAGACCTTGTAAAAGCGGAATTTGGAGAATTTGGTGTAAGAAATATTGAAACCGGAACCATTGTAGACAAAGTTATCGGATGGCATTATGAGATTATTCCGACAGATACAATCAGCAGATGTGAACCATTCTGCTGGTCAATGCCACTGACCAAAGATTATATCGATAGGTGCGAAATGGAAGTGGTTGGCAACATTTTCGACAATAAAAAATTATTACAGGAGGAATCAGATGAGTAAGTCAGTATTAGTTATGAATACACCGGAGAATTGTGGATCATGCATACATATTGATACATTCCTCCCTTTTTGTAGAATAAATTGCAGAGATATTAAGGATACAAGTACTAAGCCTGATTGGTGTCCATTGAAGCCATTGCCGAAAAAAAATGAAAATAACTGGGCTTTATAACGGCGAGTATTTCAAAGCAGGAGGCAAACTGCCGAACTATAAGATTGGTTGGAACGATTGTATTAATGAGATTACGGGAGGAATGGATTAATGGCATGTGCAAAGAAATGTGATAGATGTGGAAAGCTGTATGAGCAGTACAATTCTAAAAACGATAGAAAAAATCCTAATGGGATCATGGTATTAAATCTGGATAGTCGTGGAAGATATTTCACACATAATGCTCTGGATTTATGTCCTGATTGCATGAAAGGATTACAGGACTGGCTTAGAGAGGTGAAGTAGATGGAGAGATTAACACTCGACGATATGATAAAGACACTTAAATGTGTTGCCAGTCAAGATAGAGAAGGCGATTGCTATGCAGACCATGAAAACTTCATGCGCATGGATAATGACGAGCATAAACGCATTGTCTGTGGAACTGGCGAGGATTTAAGAGATTATATCGGTGGGAAGGAAGCGGTTGACTGCCCGTATCATCAAAATACTTATGGATGTTGTTTCGAAGACGGGGAGCTGTATTGGCTAAAAGATGTCGCAGAGCTGTTAGAAGAACTGAAATCTTACAAAGAAGCAGAAGAACAGGGCTTGCTTGTGAGGTTGCCGTGTAAGGTCGGAGATACAGTATGGGAATTATGTTTATGTGATGATGGAAATTATAGAATATTTCCAATGATCGTAAAGACAATAAGTGAATATGGGACTCTCAAACAAGTGAAAAAAAGACATAACCATCTGGAACATTTATGCAGAGAGTGATTATACGTACATGTATAAGAGCTTTGCGGATTTTGGAAAAACTGTATTTAGTACAAAGGAAGAAGCTGAGAAGAAGTTGGAGGTAATGAAAAAATGAATAAATGTTGCGCTAGTCAAGACGGTATATGTAGAAACGTTATCCTATTTGGAACTAAATGTGACGGGTACAAAGAAAGATGCACGCTGAGACCATGGTATGAAAACCTCGAAAAGGCGGTAAAAGGTTGTCAGCATATTTTGGATAAAATGTTTGGAACGGAGGACTAACATGAAACCAGAAGAAGCAAGAGGTATCCTTTCCGATATGAGAGGCTAGCATTTACATTTCCTTGAAGATTCTGAAAACGAAGATGAATGGCAGAAAAAATATCTCAAGGAAGCATGGGCGTGTGATTCCGGAGC